TCTTCCGATCTGCCGACGTTGACGGCGGCGGTGCTGGCGTTGTTGGCACAGGCCGAGACCTCGCGCAGCGTGCAGGCACAAGGGACCTTGAGGAAGAATGTGGCGTCGGCGGTGATCGTACCGGGCAGGGCTATGGTGATTGCGAACATATTGAACATGGTAGAGCCTCCTTAGTTGTTTCAGTTTTCGTGATTTGGGCGCGGGTACTCCTTCGGAGGTCAGCCAAACGACGGCTGACTAAATACCCGCTGCGTTTCTATGAAATGTTATGAAACGTTATGCTTATACAGACCGTTCCACGTCATGGGTCCAACGGCGACGATGAAGCGGACCTTGACGGGCATGGTGTCGTTGGTGAACATCAGGCCAGCCGTGGGGGAGGCGACGGAGAAAATTTCGGGTTGGTGGCCATAGCGGTAGCCGATGCCAATGGTGGGGAGTAGGTTGGGGTCGGCTTGGGCCATCCAGTTGTTGGTGTCTGTCCAGAACGGTACGGTGATAACACGGCGGCGGGCGGCGGCAAGACGGGCCTCGCGGGCGTCTCCTTTGGCGTTGACGTTGATGTCGTTGTCTGAGGTGCCGGGTTCGTTTGCGGAGGCGAGCATAGCGACGCCTGATTCTTCAAGGTCGATGGGCACCCACAGGTTTCGCGGGCGTGCCAGCGCACCCAGTCTCTCGTCGCTGTTGACTTCGGTGTGCTTCATCATAGCAATCTTGGTGGCTTTCCATGCGGCGTGCGAAAGGGCGCTGCTGCCGAGGTTCGAGTGGTTGGTGTTGTCGAAAAGGTTGTTGGAGTCGGACATGGTGGGGCCTGTGCCGGAGTTGGCGGTGGCGATGGCAGCGATGAGCTTGCCGAGTGTGAGCCATGCGCCCTGAGAGAGGACGCGGGGGATGGCCTGCACCTTGCGCGTGTCGTCTTTGTCAATTGTTTCTAGGGTGACGCCGAGATACCCGCCCTTCTTGACAAAGGATTCGGTCTCGGTGCGGTCGTCCCAGGTCAATTCGGCGTATGCTGCGCCTTCGTTGACGGTGGGCAACTCGCCGACGCCGCCCAGGGTGATCCAACGGACATCCTGCATGGTGACGAAGTCTTCCTCCGTGACGGCGCCGGCCCACCATTTGGGGAATTCGGCGTACATCTGGATGACGGACTTGTTCAGCGCATTGGCGACGATTCCTGCCATCGTTGAGGAGGTGACGTTGGCGAGGTGGATGCGGTCGGGGTTGTAGCGACCGGTCATTTCATAGTCGCCGGACATGAGCATGTAGAGCTCACGGATGCCGGTTAAGGGGCGCACGCCGTCAGCGGGTCGCTTGCCTTGTAGCATGGCTTCCGTGGCGAGGCGAACCTTGTCGAGAGAGTCGCGCATCTGAGCGATGGGTGGGGTGCCCATGTTCTGGATTGTGTTTTCTTCTTCGTGATTGGCTAGTGCAGCGGAGAGTGCGTCGACGCGCGTTTCTAGCGCGGCGAGCTGGTCATGATCTTCAGTTTCTTCCTTGTCTGCGGGGATGTCTGGGGGTGCGGTCTGCACCTGCAGCGTGGCGATCTGTTCCTCAAGTGCTGCTAGGCGACTTTCAAGCGTGATGGTCTGTTCGTCGGGCATGGGTTCTGCTCCTTTTGGTTTGATTGGGGAGAGAGCGGCTTCGATGTAGCCACCTGCTCCAGGTTCGTACACTAGGTCGATGCTGACGACCTTTGTGATCTCGTCGGTGATGCGGTTGCCGGTTTCTTCATCAAGGTGGTTGGTGTGGTAGAGATGCGCGCTGAGGCCGACGCCGGGGATGGGTTTGCCTTGTTCGCGGTCGGTTAGGATGCGGTCGATGAGTTCACGGGCGCGCGCGCCGGGGCTGTTGGGATGCTCGTCGTACAGAGTGAGGTCGGCGACGATGCCTTGCGCTTTCTCGTCCCAGTGTGGATTGGTGAACATGCCGAATAGACGGTCAACCTTGGGGTCATCGTAGCCAAAGAGAATGCGCGAGGGATGGTCAAGGTAGGCGGGTACGGCAAAGAGATCCACGGCAGCGCGCAGCGCGTCGGCGGGGATCAGCCAGTTGCTTGGTTGGCCGTTTTGTTGGGTTACATACCCAGGAGTAATAAGAATGCAGCGGTAGGTGGCGCCCTCTTTCTGTGGCGCGAGTTGAGCGGGGCCGGTGTGGGCAAAGTTAGTCATGGTTTCCTCCGTCTGGTTGTGATTGGTTCAGTATGTTGTCTATTTCCTCCTTTCCGAGCGGTTCGCCAGCGAATTTGTAGGCAATTCTGACGGCTTCTGCGTCGGTTATCCAGCCATGTGTTTTCATTTCGGCGAGAGCTTGCAGCATCTGATAGGCGGCTTCGGCCAGGTCTTTGTTGTCTTGTTTGGCTACTTCTGTTACTGCTACGTCGATTTGCTTGGCGAGATTCTCCGGTGTGGGTGTGTTGGTGATTGCTGCGTAGCGTAGGTATGCTTGGACGGTGATATCGACGAGGATTGCTGTAAGGGCGTCTTGACGCGAGGAGTAGAAACGGGTTGTTGGTTCGCCCATTTCTTTGGCGGTCGCGTAGTTGACGGACTCGCCTTCGCCGAGATAGTGCATTCCGACCTGGGCACCGGTGGCGATGGCGAGGCGTAAGGCGCGTCCGTCGTCGCGAGCGTCGTCTGCGCCGATGTTGAGATTGTGCAGCTTTACTTCTTCGGCGTCACTTGAAACGTAGATGCCGGTTTCCAAGGGGTTGTGTTTTGACACTCTCGATCGCACTTCGCGGACTTTTGTATCGTCTTTCACGATGATATGCAGAACGCCGGTACGGGTGCGGATGCGATTTAGCCGTGTGCGGTCCTTGAGCCATTCGCTGTATCGTTTTGCCCAGGGCAAAATCGGCGTCAAGTCGGACTCGCCGCGTGTGGTCCCCAAGGGGCGGTTGATGGCGTAGTGCAGCATGATTGGCGGTACGTTATCGTCGTTGATTTGGGCTTTAGGATGGTTGGGGTGGAGCCAGGTTGTGCCTGCTATGTCGTTCTGTTCGTATGCTAATTCGGTCTCGTAGTCGTTGTTGGCGGTGAAGATGTCGCGGATCATGGCGGCGGGTACAAAGCGGACGTAGGAGATGCCATCGATGCGGTTGGTGTGGAGGGTGGGAAAGATTTCGCCGTCGCGGGTGAGAGCGTCGCAGATTGGTCCGAGGCGACTGCGGAGGTGGTTTTTGGGATGCTCCCAAAAGGTGCGTATGAAGTTCTCGACGGTGGGTATTTTGCTGGATAAAGTTACGCCGCCTCCGATCACATAGGATCGGACTAGTGTTACTATGCGGCGGATCATGAAGTTCTTTCGCCATGCTTCAAGGGCGTCGTTGAGATCGGTGATGCGCTCGCCGAGGTCACGATCGAGTGTTGTGTCTCCAGCGCGTACCCAGCCGCTGGAGTTGTCATCTACGCGGCTTTGTATCGTTGCCAGTCGGGTGGTTGTTTCTGGCAGCAGGAAGCGGGCAAGGCGTTCGCGCCAGGTTGTCATGATGACGCGATCTCTTTGAGCATCTGTTCTATGGCGTTTACGGTGGCGAGGATGTCGTGTAGGAGAGTGGCGATTTCTGGCTGCGGCGGTTGCGGGTTTTCGTCGTAAGTGGAAATTTCGAGTTGGGCGACGTAGGCGTCATTGTGTTTGAGTCCCCACTTTGCGGTGGTGACGATGAAGATCGTGATGGTTGGGGAAATTGTTTTCGTGGTGACTTCCAGGGGGGCGTAGGTGTCGAAGTGGTAAGCTTCTTCGCTCCAGACAACGGTATTGGCGCGGGGATCTGTGCCGCCGGTGGGGTCAATGCCGATGCGCGCGTACATTGCCCAAGAATCTTCGCCAGTTGAAAAGTGGGGGTCGTCCTCGTCGCTGCTCCAGGCGTGGTACATCGCGCGGGCGGTGATGTTTGTTTCTGGCTCGATGTTGTAGATCTGGCGCTGAATGCCGCAGGCGTGAGGTGCATAAAAGGTGAACCATTGCATGGCGTTAGATTCGCCGGCAGGTATGCGGGGTGGGTCCTGGTACGGGGGGACGTCGGCGATAACGCGCATTTCTGGTCGGGCGCGCTTTTTTCCATCTTCACCATCGTTGGTGTACCAGAAGGCGTTCCATTCTTCGGGCACGGTGATCTCCTGGATGCCCTGGAAGTGCTTTGTCGCGCCGGTGAAGTTCTCTGTGAATATTATAGGCATAATTAATCCTCCTGATCAGATTACGTGGTTAGCGAGAAAATTCTGGCTCCGTGTAGGATTCTTTCGACCCGGGTACGGCTACCATTTTTCATCCATGGTTCGTTCCACCATTGGGGCCAGAAGTAACCTCCTCTCTGGCGTTTTCCCTCGCTGTCTGTGATGACGTCTGCGGCGGCGTCGATGTACTCTCCGTCCCAGGGACACATGCAGAGTAGTCTATCGTTCTGTGCGCTTTGGGGGTCGGGTTGGTATTCGTAGGCGGTGACGAAGTGGGCTTGCACTCCGAAGGCGGCTTTGAAATCTACCTGGACGACGACCGGACCGCGCCGTAAGGCGTGACGGAGGAGCTCGAGGTCGGCAGGGACGTTTATCCAGTCGTAGCGTTGGAAGTCACCGAGTTGTGGGTATACCTCGGTCAGGACGGATGGGCGCAGTAGTTTTGGGCCTGTGAAGGCGTTGCGGTCGTTGAGATCGCGTGTGACGTTGTGAATGCTGATTGTGTATCCTAGCCAGCGGATAAGGGATGTGAGGGCACAGACATAGCAACCGGCTTGATAGAATGTGTAATTGCTTTGATTCGAGAAGCGCTGGTCGGCGTATTCCGGGTCGCGTTGCCAAATAATCGGCGGGGGAGTGTGATGGGGCTGGATGCCGTCTAGTATCTCTTGCAGGATCTGGCGGGTCTGGGCGCGGTCGTATGTTTGAATGACGCGCTCGAGACGCAGTTGACCATCGGAGAACGCCCATTCTCCGCGTTCGTGAGGGATACTCTTGCCTTCAATTGCTTGCATCACGATTGTCAAAAGCCGGAGGATGGCGGTTTCTCCTTCGTGAGTTTCTTCGATTCGCTGGAGTTGCGCGGTTCCGTCTGATAGTGCTATGCGCTCGACAGGGGTCTCACCAGTTGGCATTGTCAATCTCCTCGAGGGCGTCGTCTTGGTCTACGGTGCCCGCATCTTCGCTGACTGTGGTCCATTCCTGCTTGTCCAAAATTGCGGTCAGTGATGCACAAATAAGCAGATCGTCGTGTCCACGAGCGACGAGGCCGTCGTAGGCCGGCCTTTCCCAGACTCCCCAGATGATAGCGTTGCCGGGGCCGTCGCGTACCTCGTATTCGCAGTTTTTGACTTCGTACCAGAATTGTCGCGTTTCTGGTGTGTCGTCCGGCACGTAGTCGCGGAAGCGTCCCGTTTCTACGATGCCCACAAAGTCCCAGCCGATTTCTGACTTCACCTTTGGGCTGAATTGCACAGGGATCACCCGGTCGCCGAGCGATTTGACGAGGAACGAAGCGAGGCCTGCGCCGACGCCAGTGGCGTCGACTACGATCCATTGCGTGTGCCAGTGTTCGGCGAGGGCGATTAGCCTGGGATAGAGTGTTGTGTGTTTGGTGCCGATCCACAACTTGCGATCCATGACGCGATAGATGGGCAGTGCATTGGGGCGTATCTCGATGTTCACGATGGTTGCGGCGGTGGCGTCTCGTTGTGGGTTTTCGAGCATGGCGCGCTGCTGCGAGTCGCCCGCTTCCTCGTCCTCTCC